GTGGATGGGTAGTCTGCTCCCTTAGGGAGTTGAGCCCGGGATTTTAACTGGAAGGTTACATTAAACCTTTCTCAGACGGGACTGTGCTCGTAGTCGAGACCGAGGTATTTTGAAACTATTCGTTTCACTGCCTTTCTTCAGGGTCTCCTTCACTTTGGGCTGGGTGCGTTTATCATTAACGATGACGTCACCGTCCACCATTACTTTCCCTTCTTTGGGGTCGGCGGGTGTGGGTGGGTGGAACACTGGAGGTAAGAAAATTGTTCTTACATCAGCGGTTTCCACCCACGCATTAAACCGGTCTTTATCAAAGAGAGGCAGGTCACGAGCAACCACGTCCCAACCCCACTGCGTAGTGGTGTTAGGATACTGCTCGCAGACATTTTGTTCTACGTTCCAAATATTGGTGGAGTTAAGAAATTTCTTTTCTCCAAACAACTTGAGAACTTTACAAACAAAAGGCCCGATGATGGGGGTGTTGGCATCCGATAGGTGCAGCGCAAACGCCTTGTCGTACAGTTTCTGGTCGGCAGTTATGTCTCTGGTCAGTCTCAATGTTACATGAAATTTGGCCAGAACACGCCTGATGTCACAGATGCTCGACAATTCGTCTTTACTTGAAGCGTACCATATCTCAGGACTATAAAGTCTGGATAGGAACGACACTCCAAGTCCTCCACGCGCTACCTGGTCACTAGTTAAAACCTGTCCCATGTCGCTGGCTTTACGACTTAACAGTTTCCCATCTAAATCGGCAGTAAGACCATCATCACCGCCAGCAATACCAACGCTATCGAAGGCTTGCTGGACAGGAATGTACATCCCCTGTCTCTTAGTGCCTCTGTAAGCACTAAACAAGATGAAAGCTGTCAAGAGCGTGTTAAACACAGATGTCTCAGGGGATCCAGACAAACGTGAAGTAAGTGTTTCATAACACACTCCGTGTTTGGATCGACCCCTAAGGCCATGCTGCGTCTTCCAACGATCAAGGACGCTAACGACTTCATCTTTGTGGAATACTTTCGCCAGAAGTACCCTTTCAAAATATCGTACGGCGGGAGAGATTCTCCCGTCCATGCGACTAAAGTCGGTCAACAAGACCCACCTAGCATTTCTGCAGATGTCACCAACACGCTCGGCCGTACGTAAGGGCGTCTGGCCGAATGAGTACCAAGAAAATTTCTTGATAGCATCTGTGAGCGCGTAACAAACGCGCGAATATTCCCTTTTATCGGGGCCATTAATTTGACTTATATTACGCGGGTCTGTCACGCTCTGGTAACACTCTTTCTTCATGAAAGATTTAGTGTTCTTGTTGGGCGCTTCGTGGTCGGCCCTATGAAGGATGGCTTGCTGGCTCGGTTTACCCTGTTTATCATAAACAGTTTCAATGTCTGCCATACGCAGGCCATGAACCCCACGACGCACCAATTCAGCGACGAACTCATTTACCCTACGGTGCATTGAGTCCGTCAACATTTGGGTGGACGTGGTTTTCGTGACGCGTTCGGCAATGAGACGTTTATCATTACCGAGACAGTCATCGGGACAGAAAGCCCCATGTAACATGGGCTTCATAAAAGCGACCATCGAAGGTTTAACTTCGTGATCAAGGTCTGCAATTTTCTCAGACCACTGGAAAGTTCTGACACCCTCATCTAATGCGGATATCATCTCAGGCTTGAAGTTATTCACTGCACTCGTATGGTAGAGATGCAGAGCTTCACAGCCTTTAATTGAACCACCATATTCATCTATCTTAGATTTTATGGCAGCCAACGTTAACTTTACTTTGCTGGTGCGTGCGGCGCAAGACATCGCATCATCAGCTTGGACGGGAACTGTACAGCAAATGTAACTGTCGACCAATCCAGTGTGGACGAACATGCCAGAAGACATGTTGGAACGAAGTCTCAGGAACTCCCCGTCTGCGACCCTCAGGCGTTTTAAAGGTATCTCTCCCAGCTGTTTTAAGGCTAGGTAGGCGCTGATACCTTTAAATACGGCTAAAGGTGTTAGGAGTACAAGTTGGTGGTCGTCATCAACTCGCTTTCTCTCAATTGAGTAAGCGGTGTAACGGGTGGGCAGACAACAAAACCAGCTCATCGTAGAAACTGAGTCGCCGTCATAATTCCACACTTGGTGCTTATAACGACCACCTCCAGCAACACGATAATCTACTTCATTATCTGAATTGAAAGTATACTTGTATTCCCCAACAGATCGGGCAACACCAGAAGGTTGAAAGGTGTACAATACCTTGGGTCCCACGTGATCGGACAGCAGCTTGGGCATGTCAATGTAATAATCGACGTCCACAAGAGCTAAGAGATCATCTTCTCTTCGCTTAACACCTTGAGGTGCTACTTGCAGGTCCTTAGGCCAATGCCATGTACGTGTGACGGTTCTTCCATTGCGCACGTCTGCGCTCGAACCTTGATATTGAACGACTCTCTTTCCAGTGGTCTCTCCGAGAATGTCTATGAAAATTGAGGCTTCCGATCTGCTGGCAGCGCTCTGCCCATGGGTATGTCCATCCACAGGTTTGAGCTTTACCAGATCATGATCAGCGAAAGCGGATTTGAGTCGCAGTGACATATCACTGTAACTCTTAAAGTTTGAGCTCAATAACTTGGATCGCACCAATTCAGGTGTCGATTCATAGTTAGAGCGGTCTTCCCCGGGTCTGCAACAAACAGCAAACAACTCGAAAAACG